AGCTGGGCCGTCTCCCATTTGTCTAATATACTCGTACCTTGATTCAACAATTCCAGTCGCTAAAATAAGTTCTACTGCATCCTTAGATGCATATTTTTCACCCATCTTAGAACAAGTATCTTTAACTAGAGACCTCATCTGACTAATACTAATCATACTAGTTTTCTTTCTTTACTAATATTATTAACGACTACTTCTTTTTGCTTTTCTTTCTTCTCTATGCTGAGCAGCTGTTTTTCCGCCACTTATTTTTTGATAGAGAGTTTGCTTACCACCTTTAGGAGCCGGTGCTTTTTTCAATATACCAGCCTTCAAGGCTCTTTTAGTCAAACTTTTCAAAACACCAGGCTTAGCAGCTGTTTTAGCAACTGGTTTCGCAGCTTTCTTAGCAGGCCCTGCTTTTGCACAACTGTAACTCCTGCCATCCCAACTAAAGGATTTTTTCCCACCGACACATTGGTCTTTGAATGTTTTCCTAAAGCTTTTAGCAGCTCCTGACTTTTTCCCATACTTAGCATACGCACCGCCTTTAGTAAGTGTGACTTCTTTCGCACCTTTACGGATTTTCTGCTTCTTACCTAATGCTTTTTTGTGCTCAGCAGTTAATTTATACTGTTCTTTAGAACCTTTCTTAGGTCTCTGAGTTGAAATTTTTCCACCTTTTTTAAAAACCTTTTCAACTTTCCTCATTGTCCTTCGACGTCTGCCTCTTGCTCTGCCAGCCTTTGTAAGTCTTTCACCTACAACCCATTTGTCAGCAGCTATCCTTTCTTTTCTACGTTTTTTTATTTTACCAGCCATCATTTTGCCTTTTTAATTTTAAGCGACTATCCAACTTTTCGCTTTTCTTTTTGGTTTAAACCATCGTTTTTTTACTTTATCACGCTTCATACTTGGAGGGAATGAATGTACTTGTGAGTAATAAAGACTTTCTATTGTGTCATCATGAGACATTTTAGGCCCAAAAGTAACAATTTCGTTAATCAAATCAAACATATTTTTACGTAAATGTACCGTTCCTGTACTAAAACGAGCTGAAAGACCACTATAAATACGGTTTCTCTTGTTAGTTCCACCAGGTTTCTCAGGAATTACGGCTATATCGTAGCGATTTAACCGCCTTCTTTCATCATTTAGAGCTTGGAATATAGACCTATTCATTGCTACGTCCTCAACTGTGGATGATGAGCATTGATATTTCTGATGCAGTTCAAGTATATAATCCACTACTCCCTTCTTACCAATCAACTCCCCTGTACCGGGAGATTTGCTACCAATCGTAGGAATACTTCTATGTCTTTCATATTCTAAAACATATAATTCGTTATTTGAATCAACTGCAATTACCATGATAACTGAGAAGTCAGCATGCTTTGTATCAATATCTGTAGCAGGATCACATCCTATAAATGTATTAACAGGAGTTTGTTCCCCATCTTTTACAATATAATTAATCCCATCTTCATTCTGATAGTACCCATCCCAGTAACTAACGTGTTGTCTTGTCCATACTGCATCTTCATCACTCATTACTTCCATCATGTACTCTTGATAGTACTTCTGTGGTTGTCCTGAGTCTGAATAAAACTTCTTTTTCTCTTTTAACTTCTTCTTACTAAAGAAAGAAGGCCATAATGACGAACCATCATCAGTTATAGCTTTATATGTAATTACATTCCAAGCAAAGTCAACACCGCCTTTTTTAGCTTTACTATGATTTGTGAGAAGATTGTTAATAAAGGAATCATAATGTACGGGAGTGCCATTAACACGCAACCGACCAGTATGAGGCTCCAAAGCGGGATAGACAACAGCAGTGACGAGATTAGCGTTCTTGTCTCTGGCGTCTCTTGTAATTGTATTTGCTTCATGTTCAAAATCATCTAATACTATCAAGTCATATCTTTTATGTAGTTTTGCTCCTCCACGAATACCAGATACATTCGATTTACTAATTAGTTTACATCCATTTGTCAGCTCAACATCTTCTTCTGTCCATTTGTTACCTCTCATATTACCAAAATAATACTTTATTTTATCATTATAATCAAGGTGATGTTTAATATAATCCATATTACCTACTGATAACTTCTGAGTAGCCGATACCCATGCATAAAATAAGAAGTCATTTTTAGGACAAAAAAGGAAGTCTTTTAATATAGAAGCCTTTGTAAGAACTGTCTTTCCATGCCCACGTGGAATAATAATTGCAACTTGTTTAATACTATTATTATCTATAATATCAGCAACTTCATAGTGAAAAAAAGGAGTTTCACTGCGCATAAAGTCATTAGGGAGGAACAGTTTACCAAATGCTATCAAGTCATTACTCGCAAGCTTTAAAGCTTCTTCAGCTTCACTTACGTTTTGACCATTTATATTCACTATTCTACTATCTTATCTTGTTAATGCGTGACATATCTCTTATAGATGGTTTATATAAATTACTCTTATCCATGCCTAATGTAAGTGTCTTTAACATTATTATAGCTTCATCAAGCTCCATTTTGTCTGGCAATTCTCTGTTAATCACTAGTTCTCCCAACACTTTATTCTGCTTTTAGAAAACTCCATCGTAATCCATCCAGTTCTTATGATAGGAAACATCGAATATCGTGCATATTCAGCGTATCTTAAAAATGAACCTCCTCTTACATACCAACGGCGTTTAAGAGCTTCTTCATCGCCATCAACCATAATCGAATCCACTGGTTTAGCGTAGAGTTGGTGATTATGCCCGAGAACAAAAACGTCCCCTTCTGAATAAACAGTCGCAAGTTTATCCAACTCAAGGTCACCATTTTTCGCACCACTTTTTCCATGTCCACTAACAAGATACCAATCCTTATCTTTAACAGTTATTCGTGAATAGCCTGGGTATTTAAAGTAAGGAACATTCATCTCAGCGGCTAAAGTCCTGCAAACATCAAAATCCAGTATATTAAAGCTACGAAGAAAATCATGATTCCCACCACGAATAAATAAGCACTTATCTCTTATAGGAGCTATTAATTGTAAGAAAGCTAAATATTGCTCATCAGGTGGAATTGATTGGCCTCTTTGTGATATTTTATAGTTTGGAGGTATCAATTCTAATAAATCACCGTTACCAAACCACACAGCGCTTGGGTCTTTAGATATAATCGAAACAGCCTCACTAAATTTCTTTAAATCAAACTCATGAGCTCCTACATGAATATCTGTAAGACAGTGTACTCTAACAATCTCTTTTGACTTATAAGAAAAAATATGACCTGGTTCTACTAATAAATTATATTCTTTTACTTCAGTATCTATTGGTATGGAAAAACAAGATTTACATGAATGACACTTATATCTTTGATTGACCTTATTTTTACTGGTTCGCTTTCCATCTTTTTTTGTGTACATTGATGTACATCGTGGGCAAACCATCACTGAACCTCAGACAATGTTTCAGCTATTTGCTTTTGATCTCTTGCAGCTCCTTCAATCTCATCAGGAGAGAACCCCTGAAAAAGACCTACCAAACCTACTTCTCTTTGTTTTACTGTAGTCCCTGAAGTTCCTACTATCTTACCTAACTCTTTTGCAGATTGCAATATGATATTGTCATCTTCACTGTAGTCTGCAAGATTCTTCAGCTTACCTAATATATACTCATGGTCAATACCAAGACCTTTAGCTACATCTAATACTGACTTTTCTATTTCTTTCATAACTCTCTCCTGTTTTAATAAAATTGTTGCCTTTCTTCTGGCTTTGTTATTAGAAAGTTCCCTGTAAGCATTCTTGTATGCATCTATAGCTCCCATACCAACTACTATATTTGTTGCAAACTCCTTCTCTTTCCTCGTTACATTCTTCCTATCTTTAACCCTACTAGCTGTGTTTTTTATAGTCTTACTGAACGTGTACCTATTAGGATGTGAACTGAAATCAGCATCCATCTTTATATTTGGCCTATTAAGAAAACTACCTACCACTGTTCTTACCCATCCATTTGCATATTTATAATTCTTTCTATCCCCTGGATGATGAACACTCTTACTCACCTTTAATAACTGAATAATCTTATCATCATCACTAAACACCCAATCACCTTCATCAGCTTTGCGCCAATCAGGTTTTACAACCGTATTTGGATGGTGATCCCTAAACTCATCTATGTCATCGTAAACATAGTGAGCTTTACTCTTGATGGATTTCTTTTCCAATACGTAATTCTTGTACTTGAATGACTAAATTATCAATTAAATCATTTACCTCCTGAGGGATCATATACACTTCCCCATCTATCTCTATTGGGTTATACTCGTGAGATAAACTATCTAAGATAAATTCCTGCTCTTCCTTAGGTAACCCTAATAATTCTTTAATTGCACTTGCCATGATAGAATATATGCAATATTTCTGACTATTCTCAAGCTTCGTCTACCAAAATGTAATTTACACTGTGCGAACATACCCAATAACCCACAGATACTGATACAACCTTTATTATAACCATAATATTCTCTCACTACTATTATTTAATCCCACCCTACCACCCACTAATTTAAAACACATGTCAACTACTATCAAACTATTTTTTGCCCAAGTGATACTAAAAAAACAATATGATTTTGATATGCAACCTTTTACGAGGGGGTATCCCCTCATTCGAGGATTTCGTAAATAGGATTTACGTTATTTTCCATTTTAGTTGTTTTTAGTGATTGTTTGATATGTGTTTTGTTAACATAACCGTAGGAGTAGTAAATGGACGATAACTCTAATAGTAATGCTTCAACGTTTCTTGCTAAGCACTACGAAGGCGTAAGCAATGCTGCTAACCTTGGACTTAAGGTCAGAGGTATAAGAGGCTGGCTCAACCAACGTGATGTGAACACTGGCGTACAAGCTGGTGAACGCATGGCTCAGAACATAGCTGCACAGCAAGCCATCGAAGACGGCGACAGCGACAAGCTTGATAACATCGTCACCGCGACGACTGGAATCACACAGGTCAAAGCCGTACAAGGTGTAACTCTTGAACAAGTGGGTGCTTTAATAGACGGAACCGTCGCAAAGCAAACTGCAATGTTCCAAAAGTTCATGCTTGGTATGCAACCAAAGAAACGTGGACGCAAAGCTAAACCCTAGCCTGGGTAAGGTTCGGGGGGTCACCTGGGAGAGATATCCCAAAGGCCCCCTTTTTTTTTAGTGACTTATTGATTATTATTGTTAGTGCATACACATGTGATATGTACATACACACTGATAATCAAAGATGTGTACCATTTGGGCTAGCTACCCACACATGATGGAAAG